TGATGATGATGGTCCTCCTCCAGGTGGTGGAATAAGAGAGGGAATAAATTTAGACTATGGGTATACGAGTCCAGGTGGCAAATTTAATTTAGAGGACATTCGTGAAGGCACTGTTGCAGATGAAGATTATACTTTAGGCATGAGAGCAAGCGATGCTTATAGTGGAATTGTAAATTCACCTCTTGTAAAATATAATCCTATGAATCCAATGTTTATGTTTAACGTTGGTAAAGCAGGGCTAGAAAAAGCAAGAGAGTTTGCAGAAAAAGTTCGAGCAGAAAAAATAGAGGAGCAAAGAAGAAAAGAAGCTGTTGAATTGAGAGCTGCATTACAAAGAGCGCAAGCAGAAATAAATAGAATGGGTTATCAAGATTATGGATCTGGTGGTGGACTAGACCCATCTTTAAATGACCCTGTTACAGGAGAGTATACAGGAGCTAGCAAACAAGATTATGGTAGTGGGGAATAATGTCAGAATTTATATCTATACTTGAAAGAATAAGACCGGGTTATAAACCTGGAGGTCTTGTAGAAAAAGGAACAGAGCTATATGGAAAATATCCACCAGGAGTAAGATATCGACCTGAACGTAATAAAGCTAAACCGTATGAAGTTATTAAGGATGGAAAAAGTGTTGGTAAGTTTAAAACTGAAAAGCAAGCGGCAGAGGCTTATAAAAAATTAAAAATACCAAAAGGTAAAATAGGTTTATCAGTAGAGGAATTTAAAACTTTAAGACTTAAAAATAAAAATTTAACTGATAGTGAATTTATAAGAAAAGTTATTAAAGATAAATATGTTACCGAATATGGTGGAAAATTTGATAGAGTAGCGGTTGGTCTCTATAATGAATCTGCAGGAATTTCTAAACAAGTAGCTAAAGCTGTGGTTCCTAGAAAAGTGGGAGAAATAAAAGAAGTTTTAAATAGAACGAAACAAGGAAAAGAATCTGTTAAATTATATAATCAAGGAAAATTAAGTTTAGAAGATTTACGTTACAAAGCCACTCAATCTGCAGCCAGAAAGAAAAAAGCTGACACTGGCTTTTATAGAAGTAAAGAATATTTAGCAAGAAAAAGAGAATACGAACGAACACCTAAAGCTAGGGAAACAAGAAGATTGCGTAATAAAGCAGCAAGACAAGCTTTTGAAAATAAATATGGAATATGGACTTCAGGTAATAATCCAAAAGACAGATTTTGGAAAAGCTTATACACTAGCACTCAAGGAAAAGGACCCTCAAGATTACAATTGGTAAAAGAAACGCTCCCTAAAAAATTTAAAGGAGCAAATGTTAAAGACGTTAAATTTTATGATACTAAAACTGGAAAAACTTTTGGGTATAATAATTTACAAAACTACATAAATAAAAACGTTGGCAAAGGAGCTTATGAAAAAGTATTAACTCCTTTTAAAGAAAAATTTGTACTAAACGAAACTTTTTTTGACTACAAAGGAAAAAATGTTAATTTAAATCAACTATTAAATAAAACTTTAATTCCTAATTATAACGCAGGAAATCCTTATCATACCGCTCTGCAAGTTCATCATCCTTTTGGAATAAAGAGAAATCCTTTTGTAACTCAACTTTTAGCTTATGATAAAAATTTTAAAGAATTTAGACCGAGAGAAGCTGTAATACCAGATATAAAAAAAGCAAATACATTTGGTGAAAAAAGAAAAGTATTTGAAACCTTTGTTAAACAATCTGATCCTAAAGTTCTTACTGCTCCTGGAAAGAAAATTTATGGTAAAGATGTGGATACAATTACTAAAGTCAAAGATTTATATAAATCTCAAGGCAAAAGAATACCTCCTCAGGTATTAAAAGTTTTGGGAAATATTGCAAAAGCTACAGGTAAAGTAATTAAACCAGTCGGTGTTGCAACAGGTCTTGCAGCACTTGGCACTGCAGCTCAAGCGGGTGAAAGAAATCCAGTTGATTTATTTGGAGCCTTTGTAACTGCTGATCCTGAAGTAGCTACTACAGCAAGAAGAATACGACAAGACCCAGAATTTAGAAAACAATATATGGCAGGTTTACCTCAAATACAGCCAGAGGGTTTTGAGGTGATGGAGGAACAGGACTTTACTTCCTTTCGTAATGGGGGTATAGTTGCCGTCAAAGGTGTAATTTAATAATAGGATAGAGATATGGTCGACAGCATAGATAAATCATTACCGAATACAGTCGAAGAAATAAAAGACGAAGAATTCAAAGAAAAAGAAGTCGCGATCCCTGGTGAAGGAATTGCTACTAGCGAAACAACAGCAGTTGTAATGGATGAAGAAGGTGGAGCAGAAGTTTCATTTGATCCAACAACGGTCCCTGGTCGACAATCCGATGGACACTTTGCGAATTTAGCTGAAGGCATGGGAGAGGGTGAGTTACAATCTCTAGGCTCAACACTTTACGATCAATACACAGAATACAAAGAATCAAGAGGAGACTGGGAACAGTCTTACAGAGAAGGTTTAGAATTATTAGGTTTTAAATACGAGAGAAGAACAGAACCGTTCAGAGGCGCATCAGGTGTTAACCACCCAGTGTTAGCAGAAGCGGTAACACAGTTTCAAGCAACAGCTTATAAAGAATTACTACCAAGTGATGGTCCAGTTAGAACACAAATTTTAGGTGATGTAACAATCGCTAAAGAAGAACAAGCTAAACGTGTTAAAGATTTTATGAACTATCAACTTATGGATCAGATGACGGAGTATGAACCCGAGTTTGATCAAATGTTATTTTACCTTCCCCTGTCCGGCTCTACTTTCAAGAAAGTCTATTACGACGAGCTTTTAGGTAGAGCCGTTTCTAAATTTGTACCAGCAGAAGATTTAATTGTTCCATATTCAGCAACATCACTAGAAGATACAGAAGCAATTATTCACGTTATAAAAATGTCTGGTAACGAATTAAGAAAACAACAAGTCGCTGGTTTTTACAGAGATGTAAAATTAGGTGAGCCTCCTGTTACAGAAAACCAATTAGACGAAAAAAAATTACAATTAGAGGGTATCTCAAAAGATGGTCAAGAAGATCAATACACACTTTATGAAATGCATACAAATCTAGATTTACCGGGTTATGAAGACATGGATGAGAATGGTGTGCCAACAGGAATTAAATTACCTTACGTCATTACGTTTGCAGAAGTTAATCAAACGATATTATCAATTAGAAGAAACTTTAAAGTTGATGATCCATTAAAAAAGAAAATTAATTACTTTGTACAATTTAAATTTTTACCTGGCACAGGTTTTTATGGCTTTGGTTTAATTCACATGATTGGTGGTTTAACAAGAACAGCTACAGCTGCATTAAGACAACTTCTTGATGCGGGTACATTAGCAAACTTACCAGCAGGATTTAAAACTAGAGGATTAAGAATTAGAGATGATGCACAACCATTACAACCTGGAGAGTTTAGAGATGTTGATGCACCTGGTGGAAACATCAGAGATCAGTTTATGCAACTACCTTTCAAAGGACCAGACTCAACATTACTACAATTAATGGGTATTGTTGTACAAGCAGGACAAAGATTTGCATCTATTGCTGACTCACAAGTTGGTGATATGAATCAATCTGCTGCTGTGGGTACAACTGTTGCTCTTCTTGAAAGAGGTTCAAGAGTTATGTCTGCAATTCACAAAAGATTATATGTAGGATTAAAACAAGAATTTAAATTATTAACCGATGTATTTAAAACTTATTTACCAGCTCAATATCCATATGATGTTCCTGGTGCAACAAGAAATGTAAAAGTTGCAGACTTTGATGACAAGGTAGATATTTTACCCGTAGCTGATCCAAATATATTTTCACAAACACAAAGAATTAGTTTAGCTCAATCACAATTACAATTAGCTCAAACAAATCCACAGATGCACGATCTTTATCAAGCATATAGATCTATGTATGATGCGTTAGGTGTAAAAAATGTAAATGCAATTTTACCACCACCTGCAACTCCTACACCTTTAGATCCATCGCTAGAAGAAATCGCCGCAATGGGGATGACACCTTTTCAAGCTTTCCCTGGCCAAGACCACAAAGCTCACATAGATTCACATTTAAACTTTATGAAATCAAATATGGTGCAAAATTCACCATCAGTTATGGCTGCATTACAAAAAAATATTCTGGAAAGAATTAGTTTGATGGCACAAGAACAAATTCAATTAGAATTTTCTCAAGAATTAATACAAGCACAACAAATGCAAGCACTTTTAAAATTAAATCCACAGAATCCAGAGCTAATCGCACAAGCAAATGCGTTAACAATGAAAATTAATGCAAGAAAAGCACAACTCATTGCTGAAATGACTAAAGATTACATGGATGAAGAGCAAAAAATTATGGGTGAGTTTAGTGGTGATCCATTAATTAAGCTAAAAGCAAGAGAAGTTGACTTAAGAGCTAAAGAAAACGAGAGAAAAGGTGAAGAGGCACAGGAAAGAATTGATCTTGACACTGCAAAAGCTCTTATGAACCAAGAAAATCAAGATGAAAAGCTTGCACAAAACGAAAAATTAGCAAAATTAAGAGCAAGTGTCTCATTAGCCAAACAAGGTATGGCAGACAGAAGCAAAATTCACGATTTTGGTAGAAACTTTAAGAAAAACTAGGTATAGTTAAACAATAAGGAGACAAATATGACTAAAGATTATTTAAGAGGTCAAGGTTACGTCAAAGCACCTAAAATTGAAAAAGAATTAGGTGTTGGTAAAGACGGAATGCAACAAGGTGGCATCCCAGTTGAAATGACTAACCCAGATGAATCTCAAGTGGTTGATGTTAAAGGTACTAGACGTATGAGACCTGACAAAAAACCAGTTAAAGCGACTTGGTACTAATATGGCTTGGTTCAGTTTAGCAAAGATTGCTATGCAAGCTGGCGCAAAGATATATTCTAACCGTCAGAAAACTAAAATGGCTATGTCTGATGCACAATTGATGCATGCAGAAAAAATGGCTAGAGGTGAAGAAGCTTACCAAGGCAAACTTCTTGAGGCAAGACAATCGGACTGGAAAGACGAATTTGTGTTGATAATTTTGTCGGCTCCGATTATAGTGTTGGCTTGGGCCGTTCTATCGGACGATCCGGCAGCAATGGAAAAGGTAAAACTTTTCTTTGAATACTTCTCGACGCTCCCTTCATGGTTCACAAATTTGTGGATTTTGGTCGTAGCAAGTATTTTTGGTATTAAGGGAACCCAAATATTTAGAAACGGAGGAAAAAAATAATGGCAAATCCAAGATTTAATAAACAAGTTGCAAATTCTAGAAAAGCTTTAAAAGGCGGTGGAATGGGCGGCAGAACTGGAGAGATGATGTATTCAAGAGGATACGGAGTTGGTTCCAGAGCTAAAAGAAGACCTACTGAACTTATGGACAGAGGCGCTATGAAAAAAGGCGGCAAAGTTGGTAAGAAGAAACAAGGTTACAAAGCTAGAAAAGATGAGTCTATTGCTATGAGAATCAAAAAGAAAAGAACGAAGAAGCAATTAAAAGCTTCTAGAGATGAGTCTTACGGAAGATTCGGTAGCAAGATGAAGAAAAAAGGCAAAATTAATAGATAGTAATGTCTAAAAATTTTATACAAAAAGCAATTAAGAAGCCAGGAGCTTTAAGAAAATCTTTAGGAATAAAGAAAGGTAAAAAGATTCCTGCTTCTAAATTGAGAGCCGCTGCAAAGAAAAAAGGCAAGTTAGGACAACGAGCTAGATTTGCAATGACTCTTAACAAATTAAGGAAAAAAAAATGAGAAAAAAATATGGAATCCAATTAAGAGGATTAGGTAGAGCACTAGGTAAAAGCGGCCTAGGTGTTTTAAGACCTAAACCAACAGGTAAAGGTGGCAAACCTTTAAAACAGAAACCAATAAGACCTGGTAAAATGGGTGGTGGTATGATGAAGCGACCTATGATGAAAAAGGGTGGAGCTGCTAAAGGTGCTAAACCGGTAACAGATCCAAAAGTTTTAGAAGCAATAAAATTAAAAAAACCACCAAAAGGAACAAAACGTCTTGGTAAAAAGGATGGTGGTAAAGCTAAAAAATTTCCTGACTTAACTGGTGATGGTAAAGTTACTAGAGCTGACGTTTTAAAAGGTAGAGGTGTATTCAGAGAAGGTGGAAAAGCTAACACTAGAAGAATGAATAGATTAGAAGAACTTGGAAGAGTAGATTCTGAAAAAGCATATTCTAGAAAAGGTAAAAGAAACTTAAAATCTGAAAAAAGAAGAATAATTAGGGAGTTAAATAAATAATGGCAAAACTTTGTCCTAGAGGAAAAGCAGCAGCAAAAAGAAAATTTAAAGTATACCCAAGTGCGTATGCTAACATGTATGCTTCTGCAGTTTGTTCTGGCAAAGTTACACCAGGTGGTAAAAAGAAAAGAGCTAAAAAAG